TCAAAATACAAGATTAACAAGAATTGAAGAAAGTACTGCAAGTATTAACTTAACAACCGCATCTTTAGCAACAACATACGAAGGTAGAGCAACGGCGGCTAAAACAATATTCTCAGGTTCATCTCAAGTAGTTGGTTCTGCAATCACTACTAATACAATAACAATTGGTTCAACATCAACTGCGTTGGGTGGAACTTCTACTACATTGGCAGGATTAACGTCAGTAAGTTCGACTGGATTTACAGGAGCATTAACAGGTAATGCATCAACTGCAACTACATTGGCAACTGCAAGAGCAATTAATGGTGTAAACTTTGATGGTTCAGCGGCAATAACAGTAACTGCAGCAGCAGGAACTTTATCAGGTGCAACATTAGCATCGGGTGTAACGGCATCTTCATTGACATCGGTTGGAACATTAACTTCTTTAACAGTAACAGGAGCAATAACTGCAAATGGTGGTGTAACAGTAACGGGAGCAATAACTGCAACTGGTGATATTACGGCATACTATACTTCGGATAAAAGACATAAGAATAGTATACAAAATATTCCAAACGCTTTAGAAAAAGTAACTAAATTAAATGGTGTAACTTGGGAATGGAATGATGATGTACATGAAGTAACAAAGTCAACTCCTAAAACAGGTTTGATAGCACAAGAAGTACAAGAAGTTTTACCAGAAGTAGTTAAAACAAGAGACGATGGTTTCTTAGCATTAGACTATTCAAAAATGATGGGTTTAATGGTAGAAGCAATCAAAGAACAACAAACACAAATTCATTCTTTAACTTTAGAAATCGAAAAGTTAAAAGAATCAAAAGGTTTATAATAAATGTATGATGTTTATTACACTACCGCAGGAGGACCCTGGTTCAATAGCGGTGCTGATATATGGGTAACAAATTGGATAAAAGAAGTGGCACCTAACTTAGATGTTAAGCCACTTCTTCTTTTCCATAGACACAAACCTACAAATTACGAAGAATTTCCAATTGATATAGAGCATGTTTGGGAAACATCCGAAGATGAAATTATAAAAATATTAGAAGGTGCAAGACGTATTCACATTTTACATGGTCATTATACTCCAACCAGAGCTATTCATCAAAATTTGGAAAAGATTGATTCAATAGTTTTTCATAATTTAACTAAAGTGTCTTTAATGGCACAGCAAGATAAAGATGAATATCTACATTGGTATGGTAATTGGGAATACGAAAACGAATTAATAAATAAAATTAAAAATAAAGTTTGGGTAGGATTGTATCATTTTCCATATGAAACGGAAAATTTGCATCATATTCCAAATAATTATACATTTACCAAAAACAATAAGCTTTCTGAATCCACACAAATTGGATATGCGGCAAGAGTTGAAGGTAGAAAAAATGTTGAATATATGGATGGATTAGGTGGATTTATTTCTACAAATTCAGAAACATTCAACAAATATTATAAACAAAAATATGGATACAAATTTGAAAAAGCAAAAGTTTACAAATTTGATTATAAGTATAAGGAAAGGTTCTATGGACTTGATTGGGGAATATCTCACTCTTGCTTTGAATATGAACCATTCGGATATGGTATATTTGAAGCAGTGGATTGGGGAAAACTTCCAATACTACATGAAAAATGGCACGTACCACTTGATTATAAATACAAAGCGAGTGATGCGATATCGTTTAGAGAGACCTACGAAACGATATGTAAGGATGATTACGAAACCCGTAAAGCAGAATTTGAAAAACTTAAAAATTGGATGATAAAATACTTTTCAAACAAAGATGTATGGAAAGAAAAACTTTTAGATATTTATAACGGAGAATAATACATAACATATGCCAAGGACAAATTTATCATTAGGAAATTTATATAGAGCAACAGTGGGTTCGGCAAGAACTACACAAGCAGTTTCATTAAATGCTATGAATGCAGCAGCTGGAACAACGGCAGCATTTAGTTCATTTGCAGTAGATTCTATAACTGCTAATTTACCAACATACACTTATATAGTAGAGAGCACATCAGAAACGGCAACATTTTCATTTGGCTCACAAGGTTCATTGCACGGTAGTAGAGTTGGTAGTGTAGCTGCAAACTATTCAGTAACATTTAATAATGGTAATTTTTCAGTAGGCTCTCCTACATTGGGAGCATCTCCATCATTTCCTGTAACACCTGCTGCAGTTGGTACAAGTACATATTCAGAAGCATCATCTAGTTTATCAATGACATATGCTGATGGATATAATATAAATGCAACCAATTACAATGTTGCATCTACAAAAGTATTATATGCAGTAGATGTATATAATACAATTAACCAACCTGATTTTTGTTTATTATTTGGTACAAAAGTAAAATTATCAAATGGTAGTGAAATCAATGTTGAAGATTTGAATGTAGGTGATATTATTAAAGCATGGGTGCCAGCAGGATTACCCGATGAATCTCAACCAATTGATTCTGAAAATATAGATTGGAGATTTTATCAATTAGAAAGTAATTCAGGAACATACACCGAAGTAGCAGTTGAAAATTTAGTATTTAACTTTGCAAGTGGATATTATAACATTAACAATGGATTAATAAAATCAACTGGAACACACCCATTATGGGTATTTGATAATGAAATTCAAAAATATCATTTCAAAAATGTAGAAAATATATTACCTGGTGATTTGATTATTAAATATACGGAAGAAGGTGGAGTAGAAGAAATTGAAGTATATGATATAGCACAGGTAACTGAAGATACTGAAATTGTAACAATTAACGTAGAAAACGCTGACGTTTATTTAGCAAATGGTACAATATCACACAATAAAGGTACAACAACTCAACCATACATCCCATCTTTAGGTTTAAGAATGTATGTAGATGCAGGAAAAGCATATTCATTTCCATCGCAAACACTTCCTTCAACGGGAACTCCTACTGTGGATTTCTTAGATTTGACAGGATATGGTACAGGTGTTAGACCTGGTGCACAAGCTCCATTATCATTAGGAAGTGGTAACCCATCATATAATGCAGGAGCAACTAAAAAGGATAAATACTACGCATTTAATGGTACATCAAATTTATTCTATAAAGATACTGCATCTAATATAAATGGTGGCATTTCTCAATTCAATACTAACACAGGTACAATTCATGTTTGGGTAAGACCTACAACAACATTGGGTACAACTACAAGACACATTTTTGACTATGCTGGATTTTATGGTTTAGCAATTGAATCAACCGATAGTTCAACTTTAAATAGAGTTAAGTTCTATGGTAGTACATTAGGAAATAGTGCACAATTAACGACTTCATTATCATCAAACGTTTGGTATATGATTTCGGCAACATTCCAACCATCTGGAACTGTAACGGTTTATGTTGATAAAACATCAGTTGGTACATTCACAGCAGCGGCATTTACGGCACCTGCTTCTACAAACTATGTAACAATTGGTTCAAATAGTGCTAGAACATCGTTTTGGAATGGGCAAATTGCAACTGCATTATTCTATAATACATTACAAACAGCAACACAGGTAGGACAAGTATACGATTATTTCTCTCCAACATACAAATAAAATTTTTGTTGTTTTGAAATAAAACTTTATATTTATAATAGAATTAATAAATTAAATTATCATACAAAATGGCAGACAAAATAGTATCACCAGGCGTATTTACAAAAGAAAACGACCTTTCATTCTTACAACAAGGTGTTGCTGACATTGGTGCAGCATTCATCGGACCTTTTAAAGAAGGACCATTAGTACCAACAATCGTAAATTCACAATCTGAATTCGAAACACTTTTCGGTTCAGTTGATGACACATATTATACTCCTTTGGCAGTTCAATCATATTTGAGAGAAGCTGGAGTAGCAACAATTTGTAGAGTAGCAGGTGTTGGTGGATATACCGAAACAGCTCCTTTATTGATAAGTGCACTTAACTTAGGGCAAATCGATACATTAACAACATCATCCGCTGGATTGTATTATACATCATCAACGGGAACAAATGCAGGAACTGCATCTATTCAATTTGTTGGTGGTACATTTACAATGGCACCAACGGCATCGGTGACAATTGTAGGTGGTGTAATTACCGCAGTTAATATTATCGAAAAAGGTAGTGGATTGACAGTTGCACCAACTTCGATATATGTATCCCAATCTGCAACAGCAACAAATTATCAAACGGATATATTTGATATCACATATGATGTATCTGGTTCAACTGCAGCAATATTATTCAATACATTAACTGGTTCAAACGCTGGATTTGCAGGTTCAACTTTGGCAGATAACGATGGTAATGGTGATTTTTATTTAGGTAATGGTTTAAATATATCAGCATCTTTAAAATCAACTGATGTAAATGATGTTGAAGCAGTATTTGGTAATTCTCCATTGGGCTCTAAAGCAGCATATGTACATGGATACTTTAAAAATAGTGGTATAAACTTTGATTCACACGCATCTTGTTCAGTAAACATATTGGGTGACCAAAACTTCCGATTTGATGCACAATCTGCAGTAACTCCAACAATCAAATCTCAAACTATTTCCGGCCAACGATATGATTTATTAAAATTTGTAACAATTGGTGCAGGCAATGCAGCAAATACTAAAGTTAAAGTAGGTATTACAAATATTAAAGCAGCTGGTTCAGTTGCGGGTACCGATTATGGTACATTCACTGTAGTTGTAAGGGATTTCAAAGATACTAACAAAAAGAAAATCGTTTTAGAATCATTCTCTAATGTAAACTTAGACCCTAATTCTCCTAACTATATTGCTAGAGTAATAGGTGATAGAAGTAGAGAAATCGATTCAACAACTGGTAAGATAACTGAATATGGTGATTGGGTAAATAATTCAAAATATGTAAGAATTTGGAATAGTAGTGATGCAGGATTTGTATCATCTGATTCAATTCCGGTTCAAGCAGTACCATTTGGACACGCCGCATATCAATTGCCAGTTTCTGCATCAGCAGCTATTAGTGCAAAAATACCGGCAGCAACATTTGTAACTTCATCGGCAACACAATATGGTGGTATTGATTTAGATAATAATAGTGATAACTCAATTTATTTAAAACCAATTCCAACTGGTGCAAGTGTAGGTTCTAACACAGTATTCGGATTAGATAGTGCAGCAACAAACGTAGTAGCATTATCAGTAGGTTCAACTTTAGCACAATTCGTTGTAGCATTCCAAGAAGGATTTGATGGTATGAGCCCGGCAACTCCAATTTACAAAGGAACTGATATTGTACAAGGAAACTCACAAGGTTTTAACTTATCTACGGTAGCAGCAAGTGGTTCGAAGGCATATCAAACTCATATCGCAGCATTATCAAACGCTGATGAATATGATATCAATATGGTAGTAACTCCAGGTGTTATTAGAACATTACACCCTTCAGTAGTAACTTCAGTATTGGATATGGTTGAAGCAAGAAATGATTGTTTCTATATTATGGATACAACAGCAGCAGGTGATACGGTAACTACCGCAACTTCGCAAGCAGGTAATGTTGATTCAAATATGGCAGCAACTTACTATCCTTGGATTAAAACAATTGATGTAAACACAAATAAATTAATCACTGTTCCACCTTCAGTATTATTACCTGGCGTATTCGCATCTAACGATAGAGTAGCAGCAGAATGGTTCGCACCAGCAGGTTTGAATAGAGGTGGATTGACAGGAGCAGTTAGTGTATTGAATAGATTAACACAATCTGAAAAAGATTCATTATACGAAGGTAAAGTAAATCCAATTGTACAATTCCCTGGACAAGGTATAGTTGTATTCGGACAAAAAACTTTACAAGATAAACCATCAGCATTAGATAGAATCAACGTAAGAAGATTATTATTGACTGTTAGAAAGTATATCGCATCTACTTCTCGTTATTTAGTATTCGAACAAAACACAGCAGAGACTAGAAATAGATTCTTAAACATAGTTAATCCGTATTTAGAATCAATCCAACAAAGACAAGGTCTTTACGCTTTCAAAGTGGTAATGGATGAAACTAATAACACACCAGATGTAATTGATAGAAACATTATGAAAGGGGCTATCTACTTACAACCAACTAGAACGGCTGAATTCATTCAAATTGATTTCAACATTTTACCAACTGGTGCAAGTTTTAACGGATAATTTAGAAAATAGATATTTATAATAGAAACAATTAAATAAAAAGTAAAATGCCAGAAATATTAGAGTTTGACAAAATGTTCTATAAGAATTTCGAACCAAAATTAGGGAATCGATTCATTATGGAAATCAACGGTATCGAATCTTATCTTATTAAGACAGCAGCGAGACCAACATTCACATCGGAAGTTGTTGAATTAGACCATATAAACGTAAAAAGAAAGATTAAAGGAAAATCTACTTGGGATGATATCACTATCACTCTTTACGACCCAATTGTACCATCAGGTGCACAAATGGTAATGGAGTGGATTAGAACATCACACGAATCATTAACAGGTAGAGATGGATATGCAGCTTTCTACAAGAAAGATATTACTTTCTATCTATTAGGACCAGTAGGTGATAAAGTTGAACAATGGACATTAAAAGGAGCATTTATCAGTTCAGCAAACTTTGGTGAGTTGGATTGGGCTTCAAATGACCCGTTATCAATTGAATTAACATTGACTTACGACTACGCTATTTTAGAGTACTAATATTTGACTGGAATCATATAGAAAAGGGGATGCAGAAATGTTATCCCCTTTTTATTTTTTTAAAAAGTTGATATATATTATTAAACAACATTAAGTTATATTATGGAAGAACAAATCGAACAACAAGTTACAAGAGGGTTAGCACCACAAGCGGCACCTCAGTATTCAGCACCAAAATCTTATCCTTTCCCAACCGAAGTTATCAGTTTACCATCAAAAGGATTAGTATATCCTGAAAGTAATCCCTTATCAAAAGGTGAGGTTACTGTTAAATTAATGACAGCTAGAGAAGAAGATATTTTGACTTCTGCTGCATTAATTAAAAAAGGTATTCAATTGGATAAATTATTAGAATCAATTGTAATCGAACCAGGCGTTAATATCAATGATTTAGTAATCGGTGATAAAAACGCAATTTTAATTACATCTAGAATTTTAGCATTTGGACCTGAATATCAAGCAAAAATAAATGACCCATTTGATAAGGAAGAAGTAGAAGTTACTATTGATTTATCTGAAATTAAAATCAAAGAAATTGATGAGAGTAAATTAAATAGAAATAATGAATTTGAATTTTTCTTACCAATATCAAAAAGTTTAATTAAGTTCAAATTATTAACTCATGGTGATGAATTGATTATTAATAAAGATATTGAAGCAAGTCAAAAAACTTTAAAACAATCAAACGAAATTACAACTAGATACAGAAGAATAATTACCGAAGTAGATGGTGTAAGAGATGCCGGAACAATTAGTAACTTTGTTACCAATCGTTTATTAGCCGGAGATTCCAAAGCATTACGAAAGGCTATTTCAGAAATAAGTCCAGATTTGGATTTAAAATTTGATTATACATCCCCTGTAACTGGTGAGACGGAGGCACTTCGTATTCCTTTTGGGATTGGCTTTTTTTACCCTTCCGAGTAATTATAGTTCCTATCTTCATAGAAAGATTTTTCAAATGGCTTACTATGCAAATGGTGGGTTCAATTGGAATGACTTATACTACATGCCGATTAAATTGAGAGAATTCTATTATAGAGAATTACTTAGTGCAAAAGAAACGGAAAAAGAAGAAATGGATAAAGCAAATAGCAAAGCAAAAGCAAATTCTAAAGTAAGAAGAAGGTAATAAATTATTTGTTTATATTTATACATAAACATAAAGAATACAGTATGTCCAAACAAACATTAATAGAAGTTAAATTACTTGATAAGATATTAAGCTTTTTTGGCGGTGGAAGTAGTACTTCTACAAAAAATAAGTTTTTAAATACTATTAAGGATACTGACCCACAATTAGCAAGAGCATTTGACAATTGGGAAAATGATTTCCAAAAACTAATGGCTAACACTCGAAAGATATATGTTAAACATGGTATGGATACAACCGAATTGGATAAATTAGTCAAATCATACAAAGGATAATAATCCCATATAGCTAATGCCATTTGAAAAAGATTATAATGACCAAGCTAAAGTAGTTAGATATCTTCTAACTGCGCAGAAAGAACTTGCCAAACTTCAAAAAGAAATGAGTGATGGTGATAAAGTTCAAGCCGAACTCATTAAGGAAAAGCAAAGGGAAGTAACTAAACTAAATAAAATATATAAAGATAACGCTAAAGTTATCAAAGATTCTGTTTCCGATTTTGAAGATATGGATGATACTATGACTAGTATCGGAAATCAAATGAAGAAAAATAATAAATTTGCGAATGAGCAAGCTAAAAGCTTTACTAAAGTTAAATTAGTTGCAGCTAGTATCGCAGCTGAATTAGCAGATGGCGGAGTAAAGAATAAAAAAACTAACCAACAAGTAGTTGCAGCTCAAAATGCATATAAAAATATGCATACTTCGATAGCAGATATCAATCGAGAATTTGCATTAGGTAGAGTATCCAACGATGAACGTATTCAGCAAATTAAGCAACAATCCGAAGCATTTCAAGATGTTATATCTAAGGTAGATATGGCTAGTGTTTCATCGGAAGCATTGAAAGAGCAATTGGAATTAATGAATAACGAAGGTAAAAGCTTCGCAGAACTAATGAAAAAATCTCAAATACAATCTGAAAGATTAGATGGGGTATTTGATAATTTTTCAGGCATTCCGGCATTAGGAGAAGTAAATACCTTACTTAAAACGAACATAAAAGATACAATTGCATTTAAAGCAGCTGTATTTGCATTGGGGGCAGCATTGGGTAAAGCCGCTATGGATTACTTTGGTGCACCTATTAAGGCAGCAATGCAAGCCGATAAGGAAATTGAACAAGGTCGTATAGATGGTATAGCTGAGAGAGCTAAAATACAATCAGATGCGAATTTTATTTCAAATGATGAAGTTGTAAAAGGTGTAAAGAATTATACCAAAATACAAGAAGAATCCGATAATAATAGAATTGATACTGCACACAACGTAGCGCAAGCTATGAATGAAGCGGCATTTGCCGGCCAAAAAGCCGCAAATGCGTTTTCTGCATCAATGAAAAGTGGAGCAGCACAATTTGATAGAGCAGCTAAAACGGCACTATTTGGTAAAAGTATTGGTAGTATCGGATATGGTGCTGCACAAATGCAATTAGCAGGTATTGGTGCAGATAAGATAGCATCAGCTATGGAAGCAGCCGGAGCAGCAACTGGTAAAATGCCAACTGCAAAAGCAGCTGCTGATATGGCAGTTATGGCTGAAAGAACAGGGCAATCCGTAGATGATATATCAGCAATCAATGAGGCTTTCCAACGTATGGATGGTATGAGTGCAGAAGTTGCTATGAATATGCAAGAGGGAATGCGTAATATGGCAGACCAGGCGGGCATTGGATTAGGGAACTTAATGAAGGAGGTTGCAGAAGCTTCAAAGGAAGCATTAGGATATCAAATAAAGAGCGGACCTGCATTAGCTAAAGCAGTTGCATACACACAATCAATGGGATTGAACTTTGGTGATGTAGCTAAAGCTGGTAAAAATATGGTGATGAACTACAAAGATAGTATCAAAGCCGAAATGCAGTTAAGTTCTATGTTAGGAGAACAAGTTGATTTAGCAGAAGTAAGAGCTAAATTTGCAGCAGGTGACCAAGCTGGCGCATTAGAATCATTAAAAGCACAAGGTTTAGACCCTGCTGATATGGATATGTTCCAACAACAAGCATTACAAGATGCATTGGGTGGTATGGATTTAAATTCATTATCTAAGGTAGCAAATAATACAGGAAAAGAAGCATCATTATCAGGAGGAAATGCAAAAGCTGGTAATCAAGAGTTTTTAACAAAAACACAACAAGCGGAAGCAACATTAAATTCACAAGAAGCAAATATATCAGCACAACAAGCCGTAGTTGATGCACAACTATCGGGACAAATTGCAGATTCATTTATAAATTCAAAAGGACATAAAGATTTTTTAGCGGCTCAAGCCGCACAAGCAATAAAATCCCAACAACTCGCTGAAGCTCAGGATAAACTTTTTAAATCTTCCGATGCGTATCGTAAACAATTGGAAGATACTGCAAAATTAAACTTTATGGAAAGTTTAAAAGAAAATTTATTAGGTGGGTTAGCAGCAACACTTGGTGGATTAGCTACAACCGGATTAAGTTCATTGGCAGGTAAAGTATTTGGAGGAAAAGGTGGTGGAGGTGGAGCACCTGAAGCCGGAGGCGGTGGAGGTGGAAGTGTTGCCAAAGATATGGCTGTAAGTGGAGCAGCAGCTGGAGCAGAAGCATTGATACCTGGTTCAGGCGCCGTTGTGGAATCGGTTGCATCAAATGTAGAAGCATTAGAAGCACCATTGGAAAAAGCAATGTCAATGGGTGATAAGATAAAAGATTTAGGAGCTGGATTAGGCGGATTTATTCAAAAAATTGGTCAAGGTGTTGGTACGGCAATTAAAGCAGTATTACAAGGAATCGGACAAGGATTATTATCAGTCGCGACTGGTTTAGTAGCACTTACTCCTGCTATACCTGTAATGTTAGCATTTGGTGCAGCAATTTTATTAACAACTCCTGCAATAATGGCATTGGCACCGGTGGTAATAGAAATTGCTAGAGTAATTGGTGATGTATTGGTAAAAGCATTGGAAATGGCTGGACCGATAATTACATCTATTTTAGAAGGAATAGGATATGTGATTAAATCAATAGGTGAGGCTATTGCAATGGTGGTAACCGCTGTTGCCGATTCACTTGTTAAAATAGGTCAAATTGATGGTGGAAATTTATTAAAAGTAGCAGCAGCATTGATACCCCTTTCAGCCGGTTTAGTTGCATTAGGGGCAGGTGAATTAATAAATGGTGTTCTTGGTTTCATTGGTTCTCTATTTGGGGGTGGAGGCCCAACAATATGGGAAAAATTAAAAGAACTTGGTGACTCTGGTCCAGCATTAATGCAAGCAGCAACAGCAGTTAGTGTATTAGCACCGGCATTTGCAATGCTTTCGCAAGTAGATGATGGTAAGAATTTAGGAGCACTTATGGATAATCTTAAAAGTGCATTAACTAAGCTTGATGATAAAGCTCAAGCAACATTAAAAGGATTAGCTGGAGCAATGCATGATTTTGGATATGGTGCATATGCATTAGGTGTAGTAAGGAGTAATCCTAATTTAGAATTATTAGCCGCACAAATACAAGTATTATTAAGCCCTACTGTAACAGACGCAATAACAAAAGGTACACCAATAATACAAGGACTTCAAGCAACTTTAAGTTCTTTCGCTACTTCTACAAGAGGATTAGCAGATTCATTAGGAGCAGCAAATCCACAACTTATGCAGTTGTTAGGTACAATGCAAATATTCAGTGCAATTTCATCCGGTATAGATGTAACATCGGCGGCATTGATAAATATGGCTTCGGCATTGAGTGAAGTTGCTAAGATAGATACCACAAATTTATCAAAAGTTCCTTGGGATAAAATGGCAGGATTTAGTAAACAAAACGGAAATTTTGTATTAGCACAAAGTGCAAACAATAACTTTACAATAGCACAAGATAGTGCAAAGAATATTGAAAAATTAACCGCAGATACTAAAGCAAATGTTCAGATATCTAAAAACTTACAAGCTCTAATGGCAGTATTAGCAGAAAATAGAGATGCAGCATTCTCACTTAATATAGATGGTAGAGCAGTTACAAGTATGATTCAAAAAAGACAAGATGATAGAAAGGCTGGTGCAGGGTTTCCCAAAGTTCCCTAAATAATACTTTCACATTTTTATTTAATGGATATTTATAGTAAATACAAAACTATAAATGGCGACAATCAAAGATTTATTTAAACAGCAAAATAAAGAACTATACGGGCTGAAAGGTAAACTTTTTATAGAAAGTAGAGGATTAATTAATGCCCCAAGAGCAGCAGCATTACTTACATCATCACCAAGTGCACTTGCAGATTTAATAGGCGGTCAAATTGGTGGAGCATTGGGTGGAAATCCAAATAGACCAACTGATACTATATTTAAAAGCGATAAAGCATTTTTAAATCCTCCAATTTCATTTGGTAAAACGCAACAGGGATTAAAAGATGCAATTGACCCAAATACTGCATACTTTGTAAAAGATACACCTTCACCTGCTTCTATTATAGCTAAATTAAATCAAGGAGGTTCTTCTCCAGCCGGTATGGCAGCAGCAGCCGCAGTATCCGCATTAAATACATTCGGAAGTGCAAAAGCTCTTAATAAATTAAAAGATAAATTAAAGGGTAAAGGTAGTGAGCAGGATGAATATGGTATGAAGTGGAAAATGAAAGCCGATGGTAAACGTATTACTAAAACAGATGAGAAAGGTATAAAATTCACAACACATTATAAAGATGTTAGTGGTAAATTGTTACCAAGAGTAAATACAAAAATAATGGATGAGAAACATAGTCCATTCGATGTAGTTAATCATAATATAATATCGGCATTTGCATTAAACGATAATGTTGGCACGGACCAATTAAAAGATATTGCAAAAAAGAATGAATATGTACAAACTCCATATGTGTTACTTCAAAGATATGGTAAGAATAATGATAATATAATATTACCAGGTACAATATCAGGCATTACAGATGAAGCTACTCCTGAATGGAGTAATTTTAAATTTATAGGTTCGCCATTTCAACAATATCGTTACATGGGTGTGGAAAGAAGTATATCTTTTTCTGTAAAATTATACTATACTAATATGGATTCATTTGTTTCTATGAAAAGAGCATTGAATAAATTGAGAGCATTAGTACATCCTGATGAAGATATTAGTGTAATTACTTACGAAAACAATGGAGGATATAGTCCACTTGGATTTAATGGTAATTTTGTTTATTTAACTTTAAACGGATTATATGATAATTTATTTGGATTTATTGAAAGTTTAAGTATTGAAGTGGATGATGCAGCATCGTGGGCAACGGCTGATATGGAAACTGCATACGATGGTTCTAAATTAACACCATATCCAACTGTTATAAACGTATCAATTGGATTTAAAGTTGTAACTAATCCAAAGATAGTAGAAGATAAAAAAGATAAAAAGAAAAAATTATATGAATATAATTTTACAGGAGAACCTGTTGTAACAACGGATGGTGAAGTTAAAACTGCACAATCACCGGCCGCATCTACTACAAGCACACAAGCAGCTGCCCCAGCTGCATCAGCTACTGCTACCGCTGCGCCCGCTCCTGTTAAAACATCTACATTTTCAAATATGAGTGGTGCGGAGATGCAAAAATGGCAAAATGAAGCTGCACAAAGAAGGCAAGCGCAAATAGATGAAAATAGAGCAAATGGATTAGGTGATGATGGTGATACATTTGTAATGATGCCTCGTAGAAAATATAAAATATAAATAAAAAATGTCAACTAGATATACATATACAAATAAAAAAACTGATTCCGATACAAATACAATGTATATGGAATCTACAATCTATCCAAAAATAGAACCAAAAGATACTGATTTTTATATTATTGCATCGGCTGGTGATAGATTAGATTTATTAGCAAATGTATATTATAAAGACCCATCTATGTGGTGGATTATTGCAGTTGCAAATAATTTAAATGATGCCAATTTTTTTGTTGAAGTTGGTACACAATTAAGAATACCAGCAGATGTATCTGATATTTTAAATAATCTATATAAAATAAATAAATAAATAAGTTATGCCATTCCCATTTTTAGCTCCTCTTAATCCTTGGATTAGTGATATAATGACGCAGAGAGAGCGTACTCCGTTAATGACATCATTTAAAAGTCCGTGGGTAGTACTAACATCACCAGCATTAGTTGTAGAAGGTGCAGCAAAAAAAGACCCTGAAGAAAGAAGAAAAGAATTATTAGATATAATTGCAAATAGTGGAGGAAAAAACTCATTTAAAGGATGTATAATTGCAAATAATTCACATAATTTAAATTTAACATATGCAACGGGAGAAACGCCTGTTGGAATTGATTTTACAGGTAAAGTTATAACTGTTAAAAATGAATCTGGCAGAAAAGTATCTACACCAATTGTAGAATCAGTAGAAGTTGATACTGATGGTGCAAATAATACATTAAAAACTGCCAAAATAAATGTTAGATGTTTTACATTAAAACAATTGGAAATGTTTGAATTGTTTTTTTTAAAACCTGGTATGAATATATTGGTAGAATGGGGAGATAATTCTTTAATGAAAAATTATTTATTCGCATCATCGGAAGTACATAGTCCACAAAATCAAAAAAGAAAATACAATTCATTAAAAGACGGAAAAAAAATTGAAATTGAAACATATAATAGTCCATTGGATGCATTAGTTCCAAAAAATCAATCATACGATAAATTTTGTGAGAGTTTTTCCGATTATTATCGTTCAGATACCACTGCTATTGCTGCATATTTAGGTAGAGTTGAAAAATCATTAGGAACATATGATTTAGTGGCTGGAAAAGTAACTGAATATTCATTTTCAATAAATGAGGATAATACATACAGCGTTTCTTTGGATATATCACAGGGAAATCAAGTAAGCTTAGCTATACCACATAATCCTAAAAAGGATACATCTATAAATCAAGTTAAACCAAAGGATACAGAATACACAGATAAAGCGCAAGTTAAACAATTAATATTGGCTGATTTTAATTTAGTTGAAAAAACATTTGATGAATTAGCCGCACCACATCCAACACCCGGTGGAGATTGGCAAAACGATTGGTTTAATTTTTTAAAAATAAATAAACAACAATCCGATACAACTGTATCTGACAAAGCATATCTATCACTTAGATTTATATTACAAATTTTAATGAATTATGTAGTTGGCGTAGATAATATAGATACTAGATTTTTTAAATTAGAATTACCAAAATATACAAATAAAGATGGAAAAGAATTAACTATATTGCCAGTTTGTTCAAATAGATATATATTATCATCAAGCGATAAAGTACTTTTCCCAACTAATGAATTACCAGTATTAGATTTACCACCGGATACAAAAGAAGGCGAAGAACCAAAAGAAGGAGAAAACATAATAAAAATACTTCCTGATGGAAAACGGCCCGGTATAATTAATGGATACAATTTTCATTCGGAAGAAAAATTACTTGTTCCGGGAGACCCTTATAATCAAATAATAATACCACAGGGAAATGGAAATAAAGAACACATACGTTTGGGAGATGCTTTAAATATTTTTGTAAAATATGAAGATGTTTTAAAGGCTTGGAATTCAACATATACTAGAATTGATTTTTTAGAAAAAATATTGGGTATAATAAATGAAAACTCATATGGATTATTTGCATTAATTTATGGAAATATGCGTCCTGATGCAGGTGGAACTATCATTGATGCATTGATGGCATCATCTGATTCTCAAGTAAAAAAGCAAAACCAACAAGATACTTATAGATTTAAACCAACTACAATTGCATCAAATGTAAAACAATTTAGTTTTAATTTTGAAATGAGTAATTTAGTAGCAGGTAGGCAAATATTTAATTCAGGTAAATTATTAGAACAAGCCAAAGCGGATGCAGCAAAAGCGGGAGATACCAAAAGCACTACATTGGTAATGCCAGCCGGAGCCTACAAAGCAATTGATAATTCAACTATGGGTAATGCGGATGGGTATTATTCTATTAATAATGTTGAATTAAAAAGAATTGAAGCTAATTTTAAAAAGGCAGTAGAAGCTGATAAAGCAAAAAAACCAAGCACAGATACACCCACACCAAAAACGGCAACAACAGAAGCTAAGAATTTTACACAAATTTCAAATTCAAAATCTATTCAATATTATTTAAATTTGAATAAAACAGGTGCAAATGATGGAACTGTATTAGTATATAAAGATGCAGATTTAATATATAATGCCGTTAATGGAATATTAGGAGACCCAAATGGCAATCCAAAAACAAAAAAATCTACATTATCACCAATTGAAGTTAGTATAACAATTGATGGATTCAGCGGATTTACACCTGGTCAATATTTTAATATAGATGGTATACCAGAAATATACAATCAAATAGGAGTATTTCAAATTACTAACATAAAACACAACGTACAAACCACAGGATGGGATACAACAATTGAGGCTGGTTTTAGAATTGTTGAAAAATAATTAATTATATTATGTATAATAAAATAGCAGAAAATATAGATTTATTTGTGGTAAATACACCAAATACAATTGTACCAACCCCAACCGATGATGATTATTCAATTGGATTCATTAGAAGATATTTTGTAAGAAAAGCTAATGATGAAAATAGTTTTACATATGAAATAGATAAAGATGAATATAAATATTATATAGATAATCCATTTTGGACAACGGCTGATATTAAATGGAGAATAGCAGGTCCACTAAGTCCTACTTATAAAGATGATGGTGAATTAGATGATAGAGGTGTTATGAATTCTAATAAAGCAGCAATTGGGTTAGCAACTCATAAAATAAAAAATATAGCATTATATTTACCAAACTATTTACAATTTTATAAATAAAGTTTTGTAATTAGGATTTTTTTTCTTATCTTTACACTCTATGAATTTAATAGAGTCAAATATCGATTTACAATTACTCAATCCAAAGGATGTTACATTAGTAGTTCCGGTTTGGAGTTCTCCACGAGGACATGAGTTGATGTTTCCTATTTCGTTTGTATACATACGAACCAAAGATACGGATTTTATTTTAAATTTCCAACATATAGATGCAAATTCGGTTTCACAATTTCCAATAGAAAAACTTTGCAACGAAAATACTCTTGTTTTAGGTAATCGATATATTCAATCAAAAGGACTGGATTATGAGTGGGTATACTTTGAAGAGTATGGTAAACCATTCATATTCAACGAGTTCGCTGAATCGCTTTATAAGGGGTATAGAAACGATTATACGGAGATGAATGATTGTATCCCACTAATGAAGTGGTACGAACTCTTAAAAGCAATTCCTGATATTCAAAATAGACGTAGTTGGTATCGTACATATTCAGATTCCATTCAAACACTTGGGAGGCTGGAGGGGGCTGGGGTGAAAGTCGAAGAAGAAAAATTTATTGATAGTTTTGGCTTCAATCCCGCCTTCATAGATGGGGGTAAGGTGTACACACAATACAATCCATATACAACAACCGGTAGACCTTCAAACCGTCACTTAAACGTAAACTGGTCTGCTCTCAATAAATCCGATGGGACTCGTTCTGCTATTGTAAGTAGATGGGATGGGGGTACTTTGATTAGTTTGGATTATGAATCATACCACATTCGTTTGATTGCCAAATTAGTTGGATACGAATTTCCAAAAGGGGTTACCGCTCACCAACACTTAGCCGACTTATATGGATGTGATTACGAAACCGCAAAGAAGGTAACGTTTACTTATTTATATGGGGGATTAGATGATAATGCACGAAGAATTCCGTTTTTTATAGAAGTTGATAAATATATAAAGGGATTATACCAAAAGTTCGTAATCTCCGGCCGTTTAACGACTCCTCTTTATAAGAGGGAAATCCATTTCTCAAAAATTGAGGGAGCGACTGAACAAAAGGTATTCAACTATCTTTTACAGGCGTTGGAAACTGAAATCAATTATATGAAGATTGGTAAGGTGTTGGATTGGTTGGAGTATAAAAAATCGAAAATGGTACTATATACCTATGATGCTTTCCTTATAGATACTCATCCCGAAGAGAGAGATGAGATTTTAAAATCGGTTACGACAATTATGGAAGAAGGTGGATTCCCAGTCCGAGCCGAAGAAGGAAAGAATTATGATGATTTAAGTGTAATACATTAAAAATTTATATTTATATCATATAATTATGTTTGATACAAATTAAGATAGATATGTCAATAAATTTCCAAGAAATCCTAAAAGAGTTAGAATACCGTGTAGAGCATGGTATTATTGATTTAAACAAGGAACAACAAGTTACAACATTAGCAGAAATTTTAAGAGAAAATGGTGTTTCTGATGCCAATGAGATGGCTCAGAAAGCTAGAGTATATTTTTCTTATATAAATGAAGCACCTAAAAAAGAACCATTAGATAAAGTATTAGCTAAATCTTTTAAAAACCCTGAAACTGGAAACGATGTAAGAGTTGCCTCAGCATTAGGATATGATAAAAAAACCCAAGCATATAATATTGCAAAAGGTATGATGAAGAAGAGTGGGTATAGTGAAAAGGATGTTGATATGGTAGATGCTACCGATGATGATGCAGAACAACCAATAAAAGGTAAAAGTGTATTTGGTAAAGGTAAAGGTGCTAATGTATTTGATAAAGGTACACCTAAAACATCTTCAAAATCAGGCAAATCATTTGTTCCTTCAAAAGAAGATATTGCACGAAAGCAATTGGATGATAAAAAATTATTACAAATTGTTAAATTTGGTTTAATTCCTTCAGCTGAAAAGCAATTAAAGGGAGCTGGTGTGTTTGACCCAACTGAAAAGCAATTACTTGCATTAAAAGAAGTAACTGAAAAACAATTAAAAGACCCATCATATAGATTAGAATTACCTAAATACGAAGTATCAGAAGAACATATTGATAGAACTATTGAGGTAATGAAAAATGAATTAGGTAAAGATTTTGCTAAAGTTAAACAATCTATAACTAAAGCTGGTGGAGTTGCTTCTGAATTAACAACCGGAGAGGCAGGTGTTCAAAGATTTAGAGATATTGTTCAATTATATTTAAGTAATGGTGGAAGAAGTGTTGTAACAGGTGAAGTAGTTCCATTTAATCAAATGCAATTAGACCATCATATTCCATATTCAAATGCAGCTAAAATTGTTGCAGAGAAAAAGAAAAAAGGAATTAAAACAACTATATTGGCTGAGCAAGACCGTTTAGATAGTCCTGATAACTGGGATTTAATTGAAACTCCATTAAATCAGTTAAAAAATTCATTAGAAGGTTCTGCATTATTGGATAGAGTAATAAAAAAATTATCAGTATCTCCGGATGATAAAGAATTGATTAGATTGAAAAATGAAATTGTTTCAATTAGAAGAGAAAAACTACAAGAATATTTTATTAAATCAGTAGGAGCTGGTGATTTTTCGGGTATTAATGAAGAAACATTGAAGAAAATGAATCCAGATGAGAGAATGGCTTTAATGAAAGCTTGGAACTTTTGGCACCCTAATGTTATGGAATTCAATAGTATAATGAAAATAGACCCAACATACGAAAAGAAGTTGAAAAAAATGGGTATCAATCCTCCGCCACCTGATAATAAATTTCACATTGATAGATATCAAGCGGGAAAAGGTGTAAGAGCTCGAGGTGTTAGGAGACCTGTTCCAGAAGAAGTTAAGGTTGTGGCAAATACTATGATTAAAGCCGGAGTTAAATTACAAAGTAAAAAGAATTTAGATGCTACAAACAGTATTTTGGATAGAGGTAGAAAGATGGTAGAAAAGGAAGCTGGAGTTAGACAACAACAAATAGACCTTATAAAGTCTAAACAAAAAGGTAAAAAATAATGAATACACAACTACTTTGCTTATTCACAACAAAGCAGGAATTAGATAATTCGGTTAATTTTATATTGGGAAGTTATACATTAACAAACCCAAATGTTTTTGTTTTAGAAAGTAAACTAAGACCAGAAGAAGCATTTATAACATTCAATGTGGGTAAGGGTTCTGCTCCAATCTCATCTGAATGGAAAACTATTTTAGTACATAGAAAGAAACAATCTAACACAATATACACTATTAATGCTTTAAACGAAGTAGTTAAATCCAAAACAGGTGGTATGTTGGATAATTCATTTCAAATTGATTGGGAAGAATTTAGAAATTGTATCCTAACAACTTCAAATACAGGGTACAAAAAAATAGCTACAAAAGTTTTTAAAAGTTTTAATACGGACAATTTGGAATTCTAATTTATTTTTCGTATATTTGAATATATGAGAAAAAAGAAATTTCAACCTGTCCAATTTCATACCGATAAACCTGATGATGTTTTTCAACAACATGCACTCGATGTAGCCAAAGCTATTATTTTAGGTATTGAGTATGGGCTTTCTGCCAGAAAAAAGAAAGTAGAATTTGCACAGGTTATAATAAAAGAGTTTCTTGTCATTACTCTATCAGTCGATAGTAGAGAATTTTTAGATTTATTAGATGAGAATTTACAAATACTCGTAGAACATGAGGAGTATGAGTTGTGCGCTTTAGCAGTTAAACTTAAAAACAAAATAAATAAGAAAAATGAAAAAGTTACTAAAAAAGTTGGATTGGTGGTTTGATATCTATATTGTATGGTTTCTATACAATGGTAATAAAACTCAAAGATATTATGAATATTTAGAAAAGAAGTGGAAAATTAAAAAATAAGTTATGGCACCAAAACAAAAAGAAGGAGAATTCCATATTGGAGATGGTTCACATTTAATAGTAAAAAGTAGTACTATTGTTGAAATGCATGACCAATTAAAATTAATGACAGCTAGTAGTAAAAGTATTACATTAGATATTGAAATAAAAGCTGACTTTGGAAGTATACCAACTGAGTATCACCAATTATTTATGCAAATGATGTCGGTAAGATATGGTGGGATTGTAAACATTTGGGATAACACCCAACCATTTGCAAAGCCGGAAACTAAAAAGAAAAGATGGTATCAATTTTGGAAAATTTAAAAATAAGTTATGAATAAAGAAGAAATGACCGCAATTCAATATTGCGAAGAAACATATCCACAAACCTGTGAAGAGTTTAAGGATATTTTAGATAAAATGTATACTACATTTTGTAAGAAACAAAGAAACTATGGACCTGGTAATATTTCAGTAGGAACACCATTGGCTACTAAGGAAGATGTTAAATTATCCCTAAGTGGATTATGGTTCAGAAAAAACGATAAAATCAACAGATTAAAACAATTGGTAGTATTAGGGCAGCCAGATGAGGTTGGAGAATCTATTGAGGATACATATGAGGATTTAGCTGTATATTCAGTAATTTCTTTATTAGTTAATAGGGGAAAATGGGCAAAATAAACCCTAAAAATATTTGGCAATAACAAAAAATAGTTGTATATTTGTTATAACAAAAGCCAAAAAGTTTATATTTAGATATAGGAATATATCGATATAAACCTCAACTTTAAAAACAAATTCTTAAACTTTAAAACAAAAAGCAAAATGGACATTTCATTAGCATTAAAGAGATTTAGCTCTTTACAAAACAACACAAAAAAGTCGGATTCAATTTGGAAACCGGCAAACGGAAAATCTCAAATCCGTTTAGTACCTTACAAATTCAATAAGGATATTCCTTTTATCGAATTGTACTTTCACTACAACATTAACAACAAAACGTACTTGTCACCAATTTCATTTGGAAGACCTGACCCAATCGTAGAGTTTGCAGAAAAACTTAAACGTACAGGCGATACCGATGATTGGAAAGCAGGTAAGAAAATGGAGCCGAAGTTAAGAACCTTTGCACCAGTTATTGTTCGTGGTAAAGAAAATGAAGGTGTTAAATTTTGGGGATTTGGTAAAACAGTATACCAAGATATCTTAGGTTATATTGCAGACCCTGATTACGGAGATATTACCGACCCGTTAAATGGTAGAGATATTGTATTAGATGTACAATCAGCTGAGGAATCAGGTACATCTTATCCAACAACTACAATTAGAGTTAAACCAGCAGTAAGTAAATTGCATGATGATTCTGCGACTATCCAAAACTTATTGGAAAATCAAAAAGAAATTACTGAATTATATTCGGAGTTATCTTACGCAGAATTAAAAACAATTTTAGAAAATTGGTTAAACCCATCAGCTAGTTCAACGGGAGATGATGATATCATTGATGAATTGGAAGCACCAAAGCAACCAGTTTCTTCTACTCCGAGAGTAGCAACCCCACAACCATCTGTAGCACAAGAAATTCCAGGTGTAGGAATTGGTTCATTACCAAATGACTTACCTTGGGAAGAAGAAGCTCCCAAAGCAGCTCCAAAGGCAAAAGATGATGTAGCATCGGCATTCGATGATTTATTTAACAACTAATTTAAAAAGTTACAATGGCAAAAAGAGAAGAAGATTTAGCGAGTATCCTCGCTGACACTCTCAACAAACAAAATAAGGATGGTAAGATTGCATACTTCCTGACAGATGAAGGAGGCGATGCCCCTACAAATGTTAAAGATTGGGTTTCTACTGGAAACGCAATGTTAGATGTAGCAATCTCAAATCGCCCTTATGGTGGATTGCCAGTTGGACGTATTACTGAGATTACGGGTTTAGAGCAGAGTGGAAAATCTCTGCTCTCCGCCCATCTCCTTGCTGAAACACAACGTAAAGGTGGTGTTGCAGTAATGATTGATACCGAAACCGCAGTTAGTAGAGAGTTTTTAGAAGCAATTGGAGTAGATATCTCAAAACTTCTATATGTTTCAGTTGATACTGTTGAAGGTATCTTTGAAGCATGTGAAACAATTATTGAGAAAGTAAGAACAGGCGATAAAAATCGTTTAGTTACAATTGTAGTGGATTCGGTAGCAGCAGCATCAACACATAAGGAGTTAGAAGCCGATTATGGTAAAGATGGTTATGCAACTGATAAAGCTATTATCATTTCAAAAGCAATGAGAAAGATTACCAATATGATTGGTAGACAATCAATCGCTTTAGTATTCACAAATCAGTTAAGACAGAAGATGAACGCAATGTTTGGTGACCCGTGGACAACATCCGGTGGTAAAGCACTTGCATTCCATGCTTCGGTTAGATTGAGATTAAAGAATATGGGACAACTTAAAGCCGGTGATAGAATCGTTGGTATTAAAGTTAGAACACAGGTTATTAAAAATCGTATGGGCCCACCACTACGACACGCAGATTTCGATATTTTCTTTGATAGAGGTATTGATAATTTCGGTGGATGGTTAGCAGTTATGAAAGATGCTAAACTTATAAAGCAAGCAGGAGCTTGGTACGAATATACGGATATAGATACAGGTGAAATTATGAAATTCCAATCTAAAGATTTCGCAAGAATGTTAGAAAACGAAGAACTTAAAGACCAAATCTATCGTAGGATTTGTGAGGCAACAATATTATTATACAAAAATTCGGCAACGGATGAAGTTGAACTAACAACGGACGAAGCAAATGAGTCAGATTAATAAGAAGTATTTAGATATACTAAAACAAATAGATGAGGAACATAAAGGATTTGGTGATTTACATCGTAATTCAAAAACTTTAGTTATTGATGGTCTTAATACCTTCATTCGTTCTTGGTCAACCGCACCTAATCTTAATGAGAATGGTGACCATATTGGAGGCATAGTCGGTACTTTAAAAAGTATCGGCTTTGCAATCCGAACCTTAAATCCAACCAGAGTTGTTGTCGTATTCGATGGCAAAGGTGGAAACAAAAGCAGACAAAATATATATTCGGGCTATAAATCCGAAAGAGGTAAGAATAAAATCAAAATGAGATTGAATCGTGCCGCTTCCGTTGAGATGAACCCAGAAGAAGAAAGCGCATCTATGAAACGTCAAATGACTGGATTAGGTGAGTTATTGTCAGCTCTACCTGTTTCTATTATGATTTATGATGGAATTGAAGCAGATGATGTTATAGCATACATTGCTACTCAATTAAAGAAAGAAAATGAAAAGGTTATTATAATGAGTACCGATAAGGACTTCTTACAATTAGTAAACAAAGATGTGAGTGTATATTCACCATCTAAAAAGAAAGTTTACAATATTGATGAAGTTAAAGAAGAATTTGGTATTCATCCACATAACTTTATAAATTTCAGAATGATTGATGGTGATAAATCCGATAACGTAGAAGGTATACCTGGTTTAGGATTAAAAACAATCATTAAATCCTTTCCATTATTAACTGATGAAGAAACGCATACTACCGAATCTATGTTGGAATTTATTAAAACTCAATCGAAGAAAACAAAAGCTCACGAATTATTTGAAAATAATTTGGCAATCTTAGAAAGAAATCGTAAATTGATGCAATTATCTGAGCCGGAGTTTAGTGGTAATCTTAGAATGAAGATTATTGATAGATTTGAAGAACCAATTCCTAAATTCGATAAGCAAGGGTTTTTAAAAGTAGGATTGAAAACACATATATTGGATTCATTTCCAAATGTGTTAGATTGGTTACAATCAACTTTTTCTCACATAGGTAAATTTTAAATTATGGATAAGAAAATTGAATTAAAAGTAACGGATGAAAAAACAGGATTAAGTGTTAAAGCAACAGTCGATTACGAAGGCCATTTATCTATGGTAAAAACACATAGTTTATCTTTGGTTGATGATGTATTGAAACATTTAGTAATAGAATTAGATTCAGAAATTAAAAAAAATAAAAAATAAAGGTATGACACAAGACAAATTAGCAAAACCATTAGGAGATAGAGTTCTTCTAAGTGAAGTTGAAGTAAAAGAGCAAACGATTGGTGGAATCATTATTCCAGATTCGGTTAAGCAAGAGGATATTACAAGAGCAGTAGTAGAATCAGTAGGACCTGGTATTTACACACAAAGTGGAACATTAATTCCAATGAATGTAGAGGTAGGCGATGAAGTAATTCTCCCACCATATCACCAAGGACAAGAAATCAAATTAGGTGGTAAGAAATATACATTATTAAGAGAATCAGAAATCTTAATGATAATAAAATAATTTTTAAATTAAACATGGACAAAAAGTATGAAGTGTATTAAATGTATCAAAGTAGCAAAAGGTTACGAAATTGATGAAATCCGTAGAGTAAGTGATGCAGATGCGGATGAAAGAGTAAAAGGTGGTTATTGGAAATTCATTCCAAAATCAGAATGGAAGTTAGCAACACGTAAACCGACCAAGTCCGAACAAGTTACCGACCAAGTAGTTGAATTATCGATTGAAGAAAAAAAATTAGCAAGAAAGAAAAATAAAAAATAATGGAAGTAGTAGATACACTAGTCAAATATGGCCAATCGTATCAATCTAAAGTTGTTGCTTCCCTTATAACGGATGTAAAGTTTCTTGAACAGGTAACTGAAATCACCAAACCAGCATTTTTTGAATCTCAAGCAAACCAATGGATTATACAAGAAGTACAAGATTACTTCAATGAATTTCGTGCAGTTCCTACAATGGAAGTGTTCAAAATCAAAGTTGGAAGCGTTGAGGATAAAGCTCTAAAGCAAACTGTAATTGAACAATTAAAAAATGTTTATACACAAGTAGGAGCTGATGATTTAGCATATGTTAAAAAAGAATATCTAACATTTTGTAAGAATCAAAAAGTTAAAGATGCACTTTTAAAATCAGTAGATTTATTAAAAGCAGGAAATTACGATAAAATTATAGATACAATGATGGCTGCATCCAAAGTGGGTGTAGAATCAGATTTGGGTTTAGATTATATTGAAAATTTTGAATCTATTTTAGAAGATGTTAAACGAAATTCTTGTTCTACGGGATGGGAAGTAATTGATGAACTAATGGATGGTGGATTAGGGCCAGGTGAATTGGGTGTAGTAATGGCTCCATCCGGTATTGGTAAAAGTTGGTTCTTATCTAAAATAGCTTGTTCAGCATTACAAAATGGTTTAGATGTTTTGCATTATACTTTAGAATTATCTGAAAGTTATGTAGGGCAGAGATATACTACAATTCTTACGAATATTGGTACGGCTGACCAAAAGATGAAAAAAGATGAAATCATTCGTAAAATCAAACAAGTTCCAGGTAGAGTTCGTATCAAATATTATCCACCACAATTCGCATCCGCTAAAACAATCGCAGCTCACGTTGAAAAGGTAAGACAAATTGGATTTAATCCAAAACTTATCATTATCGATTACGCTGATTTATTAAAAAGTGGTAATGGTGGTAGAGATGGATTATACGCTGAATTAGGTGGAATCTATGAGGAGTTAAGAGGTTTGAGTGGTGAAACACAAATACCTGTTTGGACAGCAACACAAACTAATAGAGCAGCAATTGACCACGAGGTTATTCAGGCTGATTCAGTTGGTGATTCTTATAAGAAAGTACAAACAGCTGATTTTATTATGAGTGTGAGTAGAAAGACTAAAGATAAGTTATCAAATACAGGTCGTATTCACATTGTAAAGAATAGGTTTGGACCAGATGGTATGACGTTTCCAGCGAAGATTGATACATTCACAGGTGTTATGGATGTGTTCGCAGCAACTTCGGTTGATGGCATGGCTTCTACAAAAGATAGTAAGAATGGTGAAGGATTGGAGAAAAAATTATTACACAAAAAGTATGTTGAAAATATGGGATAATTCTATAAAATTTTCTAAAGAAATAGAAGAATTTATAAATGGATAAGATAGTTATATCTACACTTCAAACATAACAAAAAGAAAATATGAGCAAATTATTTACGGACAGAATCGCCTACAAACCATTTGAATTTCCAGACTACTATAATGAAGGTTGGTTAAAACAAATGCAGGCATTTTGGTTACATACTGAAATACCAATGCAAGGCGATGTGAAGGATTGGAATGAAAATTTAACAGAAGAAGAAAAACATTTAGTTGGTAATATTCTTTTAGGATTTGCACAAACCGAATGTGCAGTAAGTGATTATTGGACAGGTATGGTAACTAAATGGTTTCCAAAGCATGAGATTAGACAGATGGCAATGGCATTTGGTTCACAAGAAACAATACATTCGGTTGCATACTCATACTTAAATGAAACATTGGGATTAGATGACTTCGCAGGTTTTATGCATGATGAAGTTATGAAAGAAAGATTTGAATTACTAACAAACACAACCGCAGATTGGACTCCTAAAGATTTACAAACAAATCATCAGGCTAGAGTTGAGGTTGCCCGTTCACTTGCTATCTTTTCAGCATTTGCAGAAGGTGTAGCATTATACTCATCATTTGCAGTTTTGTATAGTTTCCAAATGAGAAATCTATTAAAAGGAATTGGACAACAAATGAAGTGGAGTGTAAGAGATGAATCTCTACATTCAAAGATGGGTTGTCAATTATTCAGACATATGTGCGAGGAGTTTCCTGAATTATTAGATGAAGCTAAAAAAGATATTTATCAAGCAGCATTAATCATTAGAGATTTAGAACATAAATTTATTGATAAGATTTTTGAAATGGGTGATTTGGAAAACCTTAAAAAAGATGATTTAAAAGAATTTATTACAAAAAGAGTTAATGAGAAATTAGGAGAATTGGGTTATAATCCAATACCAGGAGGAGATGATTACTTTGAATTTGATGAGAAGAAGGCATCTGAATTGGATTGGTTCTATCATCTTACAGGAGGAGTTACACACACCGATTTCTTCGCAATGAGACCAACGGATTATTCAAAAGCAGGTGAAGGTGAAAATTGGGATGATATATTTTAAATTATAAGTTATGAAAAATTACGGAGAAGAATACGGATGGGAAGTAGATGTTGATTTTCCATCGTGGGGAAACAATGAGATATATGTAAAAACTATATCTAAAACATATTTACAATCTGGCGAAAAACCAAAAGATGCATATTGGAGAGTTGCTACGGCAGTTGCTAAAAGATTGGATAAACCACAATTAGCAACAAAATTCTTTGATTACATTTGGAAGGGATGGTTGTGTTTAGCAACGCCTGTATTATCAAACACAGGTACTGATAGAGGTTTACCAATCTCTTGCTTCGGTATCGACGTGGGTGATAGTGTTTATGAAATTGGTTCAAAGAATTTGGAATTAATGTTGTTAGCAAAACATGGTGGTGGTGTTGGTATTGGAATCAATATGATACGACCTG